AATACTGGAACCAAAACACTTACATATCAAGGAACATCAATTGCAGGAATAAGTACAGGAACTGAAATAACAGTTGTACACGCAACTGATACTAATACAGACCGTGGACTTGGATTCACTTACAATACTGGTATTGGTACTGCAAACTCAACTGATGGTTTCTTTGGATTAGATGATAGTTCAATCGCAAATAGTACTGCAGGAGCAACTAATCACGGCACTCATGCTGATGATAGCAGAAGATGGACATATGTTCCTGATGCAACAATTACTGCTAGTGTCGTTTCTGGAACCAAAGGTTTCTTAGATATTAAAGGTATCTACTATCAGTCTGGTAACTTTGCTTCAGGTGGTGTTACTTGGTTTGATAGTACAGGTTTACAGAGGTCTACAAACGCACCTGCATCTCCTGTTATTACATCGAAGCAGATATTAACTGCGATAACAAAAGTTGTATTAACAATGCCTGGTAACGTAACACTTGCACAAGGTGATATTATTAAACAGGATAGTACAGATGCATTTGGTGTAGTTGAGAGTGCTGTTTCTGGAGCAACTTCAGTTCCATTAGTTGGTGTTGAGGGAACATTTAACGCATCAAATACTCTTATAAGAGAAGGTCAAAGTGGTGGCACCTCATCTCTATCAGCACCTTCTAGTGTAGCATCTACATATACTAACAAGCCACATTGGACATCGACCCTAGACGGAGGAACTTTCTAAATGCCACAAAACAGTGAAGTGGACGTAAACATACTCGTCAACTTATATAATTCTAAATTAGCAGCAGCATTAAATCAAAATATTTTACTAGAGGCAAAGATACAAACTCTAAAGAATGATTTTGAGAAAGAGAGAAACGAACTTCTAGAAGAACTAGCAAACCTTAAGGATGAAAAATGAAACCACGCAATAGAGGACAACTTATCAATTATGGTTTGCGTAAGCTAGGAGCACCTGTATTAGAAATTAATATAGATGATGATCAACTACATGATGCTGTAGATGATACTGTCCAGATATATCAGGAACGTCACTATGATGGTATAGAGAGAATATATCTAAAGTATAAAATTACCCAAGATGATATTGATAGAGGGACAGCAAAGGGAACGGATGGTGTTGGTATAGTTACAACAACAGGTATTCAGACATCAAATGTTTCTGTTACTAGTAATTTTTATGAAACATCTAATTTCTTAGCAGTTCCAGAAAATATATTAGGAGTGCATCGAATATTTAAGTTTGATACTAGTTCTATATCTGGTGGAATGTTTAGTATTAAATATCAGTTGTTCCTGAATGACTTATATTATTTTAATTCAGTAAATCTGTTGCAATATGCAATGACAAAGACATATCTAGAAGATATTGATCATTTGTTGACAACAGAGAAACAAATAAGATTTAACCAAAGACAGGATAGATTATATTTGGATATTGATTGGGGATCTGAAACAGTTGGTAACTTTATTGTTATTGATTGTCTTCGTGCAATAGATACAGAGCAAATATTTAATGATCCATTTGTCAAAAGATATTTTACAGCATTAATTAAAAAACAGTGGGGACAAAACCTAATTAAATTTAGAGGAACCAAATTGCCAGGTGGAATTGAACTCAATGGAAGAGAGATATATGACGAAGGTGTACGAGAATTACAAACATTAAGAGATAGAATGACTCAAGATTATGAGATGCCACCTCTTGATTTTATTGGGTGATGTATAATGGCATTAAATCCGTATTTTCAGCAAGGAACACAAGGTGAACAAAGATTAGTACAAGAACTAATAAATGAGCATCTAAGACTTTATGGTATAGAAGTTACCTATATTCCACGTAAATTTGTAAATCAATCAACAATTATTGAAGAGGTTACTGCATCAAAGTTTGATGATAATTTTGCAGTAGAGATGTATGTCAATTCATATGATGGATACTCTGGTGCAGGAGATGTACTAACAAAGTTTGGTATGAGTTTGAGAGATGAAGTTGAACTTACTGTATCAAAAGAAAGATTTGAGGAGTTTATCGCTCCATTTATGAACTCTGATGATGATATTGATTTAGCATCAAGACCAAGAGAAGGTGATTTAGTATTTTTCCCACTTGGTCAAAGATTATTTGAGATCAAGTTCGTTGAACACGAAGATCCATTTTATCAATTAGGTAAAAATTATGTTTATAAACTTAAATGTGAACTCTTCGAGTATGAGGACGAAGTTATTGATACTTCAATTGACCTTATCGATACTCAGGTTCAGGACGAAGGATATATTGCAACCCTCAAACTTATTGGTGTTGGTAGAACCGCAACAGCGAATGCTGTATTAGGTACTGGTTACATTCATAAAATATTCTTAAACAACGATGGTTCAGGATTTACAGGAACACCAGTTGTTGCAATAAGTTCATCTCCTAGTGGAAACAGTGCACATAATGCAACTGCAGTTGCCTTTACAACAGAGAGAGCAGGTGTAAGGTCAGTTGAGAAAATATTATTAACAAATGCAGGACAAGGATATACAGCACCACCAACAATTACTTTATCAGGTGGTGGAGGAGTTGGTGCTGCAGCAACTTGTTCGATTAATACAGCATCAAATGGTGTTATCAGATTTGTGATGACCGATAATGGTGTTGGTTTTGGTACTGTACCAACTGTTACTATCGATGCTCCTGCTGCTGGTATTGCAAGTGATCGTGCAATTGGTATTGCTTCTATCGGTAATGCTGGTGCTGGATTCAATCGGGTTAATTCAATATTTGTACAAAACGCTGGTATTGGATATACTGCTGCTACTCCTACTGTTACTATTTCTGACCCAGAGACAATTAGCGGAATTGGAACGTACATATTTAATGAAATTGTTCAGGGTATGCGTTCAGGAACACAAGCAAGAGTCAAAAAATGGGATCAAGATACTGGTATACTATCAATTGCAAATGTTGGTATTGGTACTACAACCACAGGATTCTTCCCTGGTGAAGATATTAAGGGACTTACTTCTGAGGCATTATTTAGTGTTTCCATATACGATAAGGATGATAGCACCGATAAATATAATGAAGGTGACATATTTGAGACCGAAGCAGATGCTATCCTCGATTTCACAGAGTCAAACCCATTCGGTAACTACTAATGTTAGGAAATTATTTTTATCACGAAATTATAAGAAAAACGGTCATTGCGTTCGGCACATTGTTTAATGATATTCATGTACGTCACGACGATCAAGCAGGAAATCCAATATCAGAAATGAAAGTTCCTGTTGCTTATGGACCAAGACAAAAGTTTTTGGCAAGAATTCAACAACAACCAGAATTAAATAAAGCGACTCAAATTACATTACCAAGAATGTCATTTGAGATTACATCGATATCTTATGATGCAGCAAGAAAAGCAGGTATAACTCAAACATTTAAGGCACCGAATAAAGATAATGATGATAAATTGACTAAAGTTTTTATGCCTGTACCTTATAATCTTGGATTTGAATTAAATATTCTTTGCAAATTACAAGATGATGGATTACAGATATTAGAACAGATATTACCTTTCTTTCAACCCGCATTTACTCTTTCGATTGATTTAGTTAAATCTATTGGAGAAAAGAGAGATGTTCCAATGATATTAAATGGAATACAACAACAGGATGATTATGAGGGAGATTTTTCAACTCGAAGAGCATTGATATACACATTGTCATTTACTGCCAAGACCTTTATGTTTGGACATATTGCCAAGACTCCAGAAGGACTTATTCGCAAAGTTCAGGTGGATTACTATGGTGATACTAATACTCAAACTGCAAAAAGAGTACAACGTTATTCTGTTGTTCCTAAAGCGAAGAAGGATTATAATGAAGATAATGTTATAGATACTGCAGACGAACCATTCATCGAACCAGGTGATGATTTCGGTTTCACTGAAGAAAGAACATTCTTTGGTGACTCTAAAGATTTTGCCCCAAATAGGGGAGTAGACATCTAATTATGAAAAACTCATATGATTCATTAAATGACACTTTTAACACAGATCCCGTCGAAGTGGATGCAATTGAAAAGAAAGATATATCAAAAGATAACATACAGAAACTTACGGATGATATTGGTAAGGATTATGATTATACTCGTGGTAATCTATATTCTTTAATAGAAAAGGGTCAAGAAGCAATTAATGGTATAATGGAGGTTGCAGGTGAGACTGCAAGTCCTAGAGCATATGAGGTTGCGGGTCAATTAATTAAAAGTGTTGCCGATAGCACAGATAAATTGATGGATTTGCAGAAAAAAATAAAAGATATGGATGAAGATAAATCTAAAAACCAAAGCACTGTTACAAACAACGCATTATTTGTAGGTTCGACGAGCGAACTCTCAAAGATGTTAAAAGATGGATTACTAAATAATAATAACTCTGAATAGTTTGTAATGGGCAAGAAGTCCCCTAAAAAAGGATACTACTACTGTAACACAGACAAGATGTACAAACCAATACCCAAAGGGTATAAGGTTCGTGACGACGGTTTTCTTGTAAAAGAAGGTTGGTCATCAAAATACAAAAAGTCTATTGATTGTAATAACCCAAAAGGTTTTAGTCAGAAAGCACATTGTGCAGGTAAAAAGAAGATGACTGAGGAATCAAATCCTCGCATTGCCCGTAAAAAAGGTCAACCTGCAAAATCAAAAAAACATTCCGACTTATATACAGATGAAGATCCTAAAGGAACTATTCATGGACTGGGTTTCAAGGACGTTGCTACTGCTAAAGCAAGTGTGGCGAAAA